ATTGCAAAACCTTTTTTAATATTGCTAAACCTTTTGCGAAAATTTGACTGGCTCCGGTTGTGATACCTAATTGATCAGCTAAACCCTTGTAGACCCCTATTATCTCCCTTCCGACATCCATTAAGGGGCTTAAAGCGTCCATTATTACCGCCTTGTTCGCGCTTAAAAAACTCATTAAGTTCTTAAAACCACTCATTAAACGATTAATAACAGGCATTAATTTATTGCCTATTGATATTTTTAATTCTAACATAGAATTATTAAACCTGTTAAATTGAGCCTGTGAACTCTGAGCGGCTGTAGGTAAAGCCTCCCCGAAAGTCTTTTTTAATTCATTGGAAAACTTAGGGAGAAAATCCTCCGCTAAAAGTTTGCCCTGTTCCATCATTTTATTAAGCTCTTGAGTGCTTACCCCCATAGCTCGGGCGGCTATGTTAAAAGCTCCGGGAATACGTTCCCCAATCTGCCCCCGAAGCTCCTCCGCTTGTACTTTGCCCTTACCCATTATTTGCCCCAATGCTAAAAAGGTGCCTTTTGCATCTTCAGAACTTAAACCCATGGCCGTTGCGGCTACTTGGACACCGTCAAAAATGTCCCGAGTCGCTTGACCTTCTAATTTACTCCCCAACATGGCAGCGCTCAAGGTTTTGAAACCCTCAGTACTCGACAGCAAATCAGTCCCTAATAGGTCCGCCCTACTCCTTAAAAATTCCATGTTTTTAGCTCCCTCCTCAGCTGAACCGCTCGCAAAATTAATAGCATTGGTTAAACTCTCAAACTCTCGCGCGGTTGCTACCGAATCCTTGGCAAAATCAAAAGCTTTCCAAGCGGCAGTAGCTAAAGCTAAAGGACCTATTAAACCCTTCAAAGATCCCGCCATTGATCCAATGCCCCGAGAACCTTTTGAGGTTTTATCTCCTATGCCTCCCATGGCTTTGTCGAGCCCTAAAGCTTTCGCGGTTGCCTTTTTTAGTCCTGGGCTTAACTTGTCGTTAAGCGCTATTACGTAAGTGGTCTTTTCCGCCATACCATAAAGATAAAAAAAAGGGGCTTATTTTGCCCCCTTAATCCTTGGTTTTATATTTTTCATTCTCTTGCCTAATAACCCACTCCAATTGTGCGCAAAGCTTAAAATATTCCGGATCACTTAAAGTTGAGGGATCAATTTTAAAATGAAAACGGATGAGGGCATCCCATTGTCCGCCCTCGTCGTTTTCTATATTGTAAAGCTTTAAATTTTCTTCGTAAAAGTTACCAATTTTTAAGCCGCCTACTTGGTTTGCTGTTTTTAGGTCTGTTTTTTCAAGCGCTATTAAAGCGCCTGTACGTTTCCCGTTTTAACGCCTATCACCTCAACAAGCAATCCCGCCGCAGTTCTTAATGAGTCGAGGTCCTTAATTACCTCCTCAGCGTCTCCCTCTACAGTCAAGGCCCTGAGCATCATTTCCGAGGCGCTTAATTCGTCCTTTTCCATCATTTTCATAGCTGCTTTGTAGGTCAAACGGTCAATTTTTCTCAAGATTAAAACCTTGTCCCCCTCATCCGTTGGAATTTCTAACTTAAAAATTTTTCCGTACTTTTCTTTTAATTCTTTGATGTTTTTCATTTCTTTTTGTTTTTGTTTTAGTTCCCGTAAATATACAAAAAAACCCCCGAACATAAAGCCCGGGGGAAAACTAAAACAAAAAACACTTTTTTTATTTTATTGGTTCCAAAGAATGTGCGAGGTTACAATTTCCATCTCTGACATAATCATACTGTCTCCCTCATCCCCGCCGCTTGGCGTGTTTGAAAATCTACAGTTTTTAATTATGTCGGTTTGTGGAGCGTTACCCACTGGGACATAAGACACTGTAATGTCAAATTCTCCAATGTCTTGCAGCCTGTTATTTGGAGCCGCGGAAAGTAGAGCGCCGAGCTCCGCCCGGTCAAGAGTCAGAGTGCAAGTGGCCTCATACTTTCCGAAACCGCGCGAAGTGGGGAAGGTCCCCGCTCCGTAATTGTTTACAATGTCCTGTTTATCGTCGTATTTGACCGATGTGATCCCAGCTATAGGAGCGCCTAAAATACTGACTACGATGTCCGCATAAGCATAAGCGACCCCGTTTACTAATGGTGTAAAATTTGGCATGTCTAAATTTTATAAGTTTGGAACAAATCCAAGGTTAATAACTATCTCACGCGCGACCCCTACAGGAACCAATTTAACCGTGATCTCTAATTTTCCAGTGCTAACAACATCCTGAGCGGCGTTAATTATAACCTCATAAGCTGATAACTCGCCGTCTGCCTCCATGGACAAAAGCGCTTTATCTGCTAAAGCTTTAAAAGTCTTAATTGTATCCTCTCTTAACGTCCCGTCTGCGTTAACCCTTAAAGGGCTTCCAAGTCTAGGCACTAAGAACGTTCTCAAGTTTCTTGTCGCTTTGTCAATTGTCCTATTGTTCTCAATAGTTGCTAGGTCATTAGTGACAGGCGCGGAGCTGTAAGAGTCTGAATTAAAAGTGTTTGAAAATCCTACTTCTTTAACTAGGAAAATATAACCTTTATCATCAATTGCCTCAACTAAAGCAGACGCGGCCAAAGCTACAGAGTCACCATTTGCAAAGGTTGCAACATCAAACTCGACGCCATCCGTAACCATTGGAAATTTTTCGTAAAAACTTATTGACTCGTTAACATTTGCAGCGGAAACCGCTCCAAGTTTTGCCCCTAGATCCGTGATTGATTTTCCAACACTAGCAAATAAAACGCTACCTTTTCCGGCGCCGTCCTGTCCGATACATACCGAAACGTTTGGAGCGTTTAAAAGTCTTTGATCTGTCAAGGTTGATAAATCACCCGTCCCGCTAATATCTGGACCGTATAAAATACTTAAAGGCTTATTTTCTGCTTTTAAAGTGTTCGCTACAGCTTGCAGCGCGCCCACCTGAGAGTTTGCAAAAGCTACATCCGTGTAATATACCCCCGCTTGTCTGATCGTGCCTAAAGCGGTGTCCTGTACTGTTTTAACCTCCTCAAAAGTTGGGGAGCCTACAGGAATTGCAAAATATCCGATCCAAAGCTCGCCGCTCGGGTTTTTTTCAAAAAATTCTCTTATGTGATACCACTCTGTAGCATGGTTAGCGCTTCCCTCAATAATTCCCAAAGCCTCTGCGGCTGCTAGGCTAAAGACTGTCTTTATCCTATCACTAGTACTAAATCCACTCGGTAAAGTGTTGTTATAGTATACTAATGTACTGATATGGTCTTTACTTATTGGGGGAGTTCCTAAGCCGGCGGTATTTATGTTAAAAATAACTTTATTTAGTGCCATTTTTTAATGTCTTTTTAGGTTTCTTAAACTCCGTTACTGTTAAGCCGTTTTTTTGTGCGTGACTTGTCGCAAATGGCAGCTCATAAAAAGGCACTCCGTCGGAGGTCACGTATACGACCTCCGACATTTTAAAGTGCTTTTTTGCTATTGCTTCTAAACTAGCCACTGTTTACTGCTGAATTAAAGCGTAAACCCCTTTCTCATCATTTCTTCCCGCAGTACCTCCAGCTCTAACGCTAGCGTTAAAAATAGACCCTAACCACTGAGGATCGTCGATGTTTGCATAAACCTTAATAGACCCTTCAGCTCTTCTAACGTAGTTGTCTGCCCATGCTAAGATCGACAAATTATCTGTCACGGCTGTGGAAGCTCCGACGGCCTTTTTAGCGTTTGAAGCGTCAAAATATACAGATTTAGACCTTTTGAAAACTTTCATTCCAAAAATCTCACCTATTTGACCATCTACAGTTGGTTTTCTGTTTACGTAATCAAAGTTAATGAAAGAGTCGATTTTTAACAATTGAGCGTAAAGCCTTGCATCAACCAAAATGTTTCTCGCTCCCTCTGCCACGTCGTCAATGTCAAACTTAATAGCCAAGTCGCTCAAATCATCTCTAGTTAGTGCGTTCCTTGTCCCTGTAGCTCCTGGAGCTAAAGCCGTACCGTCCGCAGTTCCGGAAGTAAAAGATTTTTGAGCCGCTAAAGTTGGAGCCCAGTTAAAACCCATTTGGTCAGCGATTCGGGTATTTAATGTTCTTGTGTGATCCAATAAGATGTTTTGTCTTTTTGAGTAGTTAGTTACTACCTCGTTCACATCTTCGATATGGATCGCATCAGTTGCGAATAAATCAACTGTGTAGGTTTTCACGTCATCAACTCTTTGCGAAGGTGTCAAGGGGTATGATGTAGGGTTTACAATTACACTAGGAGTACTCCCAGCCTGTGGAACCTCTACAGATCCAAATTTTGCACCAATTC